AACCGCGACCCGTCAAACGATGACAGGAAGGGTTTCCCCCTTTTCATCCAGGCTGCGCTCCTGCACTTGCAGACAGCGGATGACCCGCCGGAGGAAGAACCAGAGCCGGAGCCGCCGGAGCCGGAGCCGGAGGAAGAACCAGAGCCGGAACCGGAACCGGAGCCAGAACCGGAGCCGGAGCCAGAGCCGGAACCGGCAAGCGGTGGCGGTGAGGAACCATGAAAAACACTGGAAGCATTATGAAAACGACGATTGACGACCTGTCAGAGCGAATCTCGATTGTCTATTATGAGCCGTCGCGGTCATTGCTGGGGGACATTGTCCATGGGGAAGAGAAAGAGCGTTGCAAGGCATGGGCAAAGGTTCTCCCGTTGACGGCAAGGACAGGGACGGACGGCATCGAGAGAACGCCCGCTGTGACGTACAGGATTGTCATACGGTACCGCACCGGCATATTTCCTGACGACATGGTTGTATGGCGGGGGAAGCTGCTGGAACAAGTTGCTCCCCCGTATGACGCTGAGTCAATGCACGTCTGGACAGTGCTAGAATGCAGGGAGGCGGTGGCAGATGGGACGGCGCAACCATTACCGTGACACATCGTTCACCCGCAGTGCCTCCTCGGCCGGCGCAGAGGCCAGGAAGGCGGAGGCTGCGCTGCGGGAAATCGGCGAAAGTGTCCTGGCCGCTGCAAAGGATGCACTTTCCAAGGGCGCGGAAATGCTTGTAAGGGATGCCAAAAGCCGTTGCCCCGTTTACGAAGGGCACAAAAAGAGCGGCAAGCGGTACATAGCGCACGGGGTTGTCCCCGGTGCTCTCCGTGAGTCCATTGCGGCAACGCCTAACAAGGAACGAACCATTTACAGGATATCGGCTGACGCAAAATCACCCGACAATTTCCTTTATGGGCAGATTGTCGAGTTTTCCCCGCGTGTCAACCGGCCGTTCCTGTACCCGGCGCTTGAGGCGAACCGGGCAGCTGTCGAAAACTGCATTGCGGAGGCAATCCGCCGGGCTGTGGACAAAGGGGGATAACCATGGAAACGTCAGAGCTTGAGCAGGAACTGCATGGGGCGCTGGTGCAGGACAATGAGCTGGCAGCCCTCCTTGCTGAGGGCGCAGACTCGGTCTACCGGATGCAGGCACCGGGCAGGGAAATCGAAAGATACCCGTTTGTTGTCCATACAGTGATATCTGACATACCGTCCGTGTCAGGCGATAACGTTGAGATGGCGCACAGTGTCGTTATGCGGCTCCATATCGTGACCAGGGATGGGAGATTTTGCGCAATCTATGCAGCGCTCAACAGGATTATGTGTGCCCTTGGATATTGGCGCATACAGACAACGCCGTATGTCGAGGACGGGGAGAAGACATTGATTTCGGATTACAGGATAGGAGTGATGGCAAATGGCAACGGTTGGACTTAAAAACCTGTATTTTGCACCATTGACACAAGACACGGATGAAAGCACAACCTACGGGACACCGTTCAAGCTGGCGGGAGCGATCAGCGTGGACATCAACCCTTCCCTTGCGTTTGCGACGCTTTACGGGGATGATGCGCCGTTCGCGAGCGAGGCCAGCATGACAGAGATTGCAGTGACCATTGAGGCAGCAGAAATATCTGTCGAGAATGCAAACTCGCTTCTTGGCCATACGGGAGGCGTTTCCAAGGCGAGTGACGTTGCGCCTTACGGAGCGTTGATGTTCGAGGGGCAAAAGCATGACGGGCAGACAAGGTATGTATGCCTGTACAAGGGGAAGTTCAACGAGTCACAGGAAACATACAACACAAAAGGCGATTCTGTGGAGTTTACGACTCCAAGGCTGGAAGGGCGTTTCGTGGCACGCCAGTCAGACGGGGCGTGGAAGAAAGTCACGGACGGCGCACCCGGCAACGACAGCTGGTATTCGGCTGTTCCGGCAGCATCGTAATTGTGGGATGGGGCAGCATGGATACATGTTGCCCCATTGTTGAAAGAAAGGGGATGCGATTATGGAGAAACCTGTCCTGACGATAAACGGGAAATCCTACGAGATGCAGGAGCCGAAAGCGCGTATGTGGAGAACGTGGACGAAGTTCCATGAGGAAAAAGGGCAGTTGCCACCGGAAGATTTCATTGACAAGCATGCAGAACTGCTTGCAGGGGTGTTTGACGGCGTGACAGCGGACGACATATTGGACAACCTGGACCTTGCGGACATTATGCCATTGTACTTCAAGTGCTATACGTGCTTGACATCCCTCCTGACCGCAAAACTTTCCGAAATAGAAAAAAACGCAGGAACGGAGGAAGAGAAAACAGGCTGAATCTTTCTCCGTACGAGTGCGTACTGTCGTTCTATCGCGTCTGGATGAGCGATTACCATTACACAATTGAACAAATAGACAGCCTGGAAATTGAAACGATGCTGGACTTTGAGATTGTTGAGTCAAAAGTGCATGCAGCGCTCAGCAGGAAACACCAAAAATCAGCATTCATTGACGATTTCTTTTGAGGGGAAGCGGTAGGAATGGCAGAAAAGAAAGCGGCAGGGAAAGAAGTTTCCAGGCTTTTTCTGACACTTGGGCTGGACGTAAAACAGCTTGAAAATGGCCTTGCATCAGCGAATGCGGAAATACAGCGAAACATGAACCGCTGGAACCGCGAAAAAAATATCATCCGGCTAAAGATGGAGGCAGACGTTGCCGGCCTTGACGCTGTAAAGGACAAAGCCAAAATCCTTGAGATACAGGAAAAAGCCTTGAACGAAATACTGGCACGGCAACAAAGCCGTCTGCAAGCAATCTCTGCAAGGTACCATGACCTTGCGGCAAGCGAGGGCACGTCAACTGCGGCAAGCCAAAGGCTGCAGGCGCAAATGGAGCGGGAACGGCTGTCTGTTGCCCGTCTGGAACAGGAATTGCGGCAGCTGCGCTCACAGCAGCAGGCGGCCCCGCACCAGAACCCGTATGCAGCTGGCTATGCAAGCCTCAAGGGGAATGTTTCCGGGATGATTGGGAATGTTTCCGGCAGATTCCAGGAGCTGCAGGCGGCAACGTCTTCGGCGGACTCTGCAATCATGGCGGCAATGAACACCCTTGGCAGCTCCATCCCTGGATGGGGAAAGGCGGCTGTTGCCATTGCCGCTGTCCCGGTGGTCCTGCATCATGTCGAGGAATCCCTTGCAGAGATTGCAAAGCCAGCGGCAACTGCTGGCGAGGCGCTCTTTGACTTGTCCAGGACAATGAACACCACCATCGGGGATGCCGGAAGAATCAAGAGCGCGGCTGCAATCGCAGGGACTGACATCAATTCGCTGGTTTCTGCTGTAAAGAGGTTGGAAAGCACGTATTTGAGCGCGGGAGACAACGGGAATGCATTGACAAGGACGCTTGAGCGATGGAATGTTTCCATTGTTGATGCAAACGGGAACCTTCTCCCGTTTGAAAAAATGCTTGAAAATCTGGCAGAAGGATTCCAGAAGGCTGAACGGGCAGGACAGGGCGAAGCATATCTTTTGCAGACACTTGGGCTGCGCGGGCAGGAAGCGGCGCGGTTGCTCAGGGATTTTTCGACGTACTGGGAGAAAGCGGGAAACCTGAAAGGGAATGGCGTCCTGGATCCGGGGCTTGCAAAGGAAGTGGCTGTCCAGTTCCGCGAGCTTGAGGAACAGACCAAAAAGACGAAAGGGGCATTCCAGGCCGCCTTTCTCCCTGTGGCAAATGAAACCCTGCCAAAGCTCATTTCGCTGCAACGAACCCTGTCAGAATTGATAGCGGAAAACAAGGGCGAGATTCGAGGATTTGGGCAGGCGCTTGCGCAAGCCATTGGAGCGATGGAAAAGCCGTTCTCTATCACGGCCACGCTGCTTTCCGACGTAAAGAAGCACATAAACGATGTCAACAAGCTATCGCAGAAACAAGCTGTCCAGAATTCCCAAACATTCGATGAATATGTGAACAACCGGACGCATGGCAATTTTAACTATCTTTCCATGGCAAACCCCATGGCAAAAGAGCATGCAGAATTTCTTTACAGGAAAGAGTATGATGCTATTGTTAATGCCCAGAAAGAGGCAGAGGAAAGAGCTGCGGAAAAGCGAAGGAATGCGCAAATTTCTGCCGGGCAGCAAATTGAAAGAGCTTCCTTGAGCACAGCACCGACGGAAGAGGAACTAAAACGAATCGAAGACCTGACAAGGGAAACAGAGCAAACGCAGACACAGATTGTCGAGGCGCAAACCCAGGCAAGAATTGCCGCGCTCAACAGGGAAAAAGCAGAAAGAGTTGCCGCTGCCAAGAACGACGAGGAAAGAACGGCCGCTGTCCTGTCCGTTGAGGAAGAGCTGACAAACATTGCAGAAGCGGAAGCGCAAAAGCGGATCGATGCGCTGAAAAAGGAAGCGGAAGAGAAAAAGGCATTAGCTCGCACAGAGGAAGAGCGGGAAGCGATTGCAAGAAACCTTGAGGCAACAATTACTCAGGTTGTCGAGCAGGAGGCACAGCGAAGGACGCAAATCATACAGGACAGCCTGGAACGGGCAAGGCGGTTCATGCAGGATGCAGAGGACAGGATGTACACCCTGACCCACAGCTCCTACGAGGCGCAGCTGCAGCAGATAGAGCGCTGGAAGGACGCGCAGCTTGAAAAGGCAGAGACTGCAGAGGAAGTCGCGGCCATCATCCATGACGCTGCTGCACGCGAGGCGGAGGCATTCGAGCGGGAAGTGGACAGGATGCAGAGCAGGCTGGAAAATGCGGAAGACAGGCTCATGAGGCTTACGCTGTCCGAACGCGACTATGACTTGTACCGCGCCCGGAAGCAGTACCGGCAAGACCTATCGGACGGCATTCCTGAAGGAATGGCAAGCGCGATTTACAACGCCACGCTCAAAAAAATAAATGAGCGCTCGCGGGAGGGAAGCAAAAGGAGCTACCGTGAAAAAAGTTCCGGCAAGTTAAGCGCGGTTGAGGATCCTTCCAAATATTTCGTGGAGTTTGGCAGCGCATCCAGGCAAGCGGCGAACAGCATGGAGGATGCATCCAAGTATTTCATCGAGTTTTCGAGCACGGCAAGGAACGGGATGGAGGGTACATCACAGCAAATTGCCGAATTCGGCAATTCCTTGAATGCAGCGGTTTCCCAAACAGAGGCCGGACTGGGCATGATGGACACGAGGGCGGAAGCTCTTTCACGGACCATTGGATCCGTAAGCGACGGCGCAATGCAACTGGTGTCGGAAATCGAGAATGAAAAATCTGCAAGAATAAACGCTGTTTCCGCAGTCGGTGAATCTTCCCGCGCACTGGACAGAGCTGCAAAAAATTGGGCGGACAATGCTGCAGGCGCAGAGAGGAACGGGATGACTGGCTCTGCCCCGCAAATGCCCACGGACACAGGGGCGGCAGATGGAGGAATAAACCGTGATATCGCGTTCCAGATGATGACCATGCAGGAGATTGAGAAACAGGGGCAAGGCCAGCAGCAGATGATGATTGAACAGGTGAAATCGTCCATGGAAAACATTGCTGTACAAAACGACAGGGTTGCGCAGGGATTGACCATGGCTGCCGAAAGCAGGGCGCACGTCCTGCAGCCACAAGTCACGGTCAGCCCGTCCATCAACGTGAGCCTTGGCGGCGCGTATGTGTTCGACAACGCAATGAAGCAGCAACTGGAAAGTGATATCACGGACAAGGTTTCGAACGGCGTAAAGGAAGCGGCCATGAGCGCCATGAGCAGCGTAAACTTGGGATACGGGGGATGACGGCATGAAGATAAAAATCAACGACATCGAGTCCTTCCGTTCCCCGGAATCCACTTCGTTTTCCGTGGACGACAGGGTGGAAAAAATCGAGGTCATAAACGGCTGCGTCGTGCAGGACTACGGCTATATTGCAGAAGGGGATGTGATTGCGGTTACTGCTGTATTTCACAAGGACGACGTTGACAAAATCAGAGAGCTTTGGCGCGAACGAACCTTGGTAACTTACACGGACGAGGCCGGGAATGTCTACGAGGACAGGAGGATTGTCGTAAAAGGCTATGGGTACGAGCAAAAGTTCTACGACTACTGGAGGCTTGAACTGGAGCTTTGGAATTGCTAGGAGGGGAACGCTATGGCAAATCCGTACATCAACATCTACATGAACAACCCGACAGAAGGGGGAACGGACGGGACGGCAGTTTCTACCGATGGGACGTATACTGCGCCAGTTTCTGTTGACCTGATATCGTCAAGCAACGAAACCAAAATCGTAAAATTGGCAATCCGCTGCGAGCCGGGATACCAGACAGTCGGAGGGGCAACCATAACCTGCGATCCGGAACCTTTTGAGGGACATGAAACCTGGACGCTCAGTACAACGTTAAACGATAATGAGTTTGCAGATACTACCGGAATAGGGAATGCATCAAATGAAATAGGAAGCACGAACAGGATTTTTTATGCAAAAGCAATCAGCTACAGCACGGAAACGCCAACAACAGACAGGAGCACATCATTCCGTGTGATTACGCGTATACGTTCTGTCGAAGAAGGAGAGTAAATCATCATGGTTGACTTGAGCCGTGTTGTTGCATGGTTGCCATTTGACAAGTCCCCGACGATTGATGTCAAGGGGGGCACATGGACAACGACAGGAAACCCTTCCATAGGCACAACGAATGCCTTTCACGGGAATGCGCTGCAGCTGGACGGAAGCTCGCGCATTGCACGCACAGGAATTACGCTGGGCGGACGGGATTTCACGGTCAGCGGATGGGTATATGTGGATCCTTCGTCGCCAAACAATGCCAGAATATTTAATATCGTTAATCCAACCACCGGATATTTTCTGGTGACGTTAATGAAGAGTGCGGAATATCCATCAAAGCTCAGATTTTGGGTAAGCATGGATCATGATACAGGCCGGGATTATGGCACTAACATAACGGAAAGCACGTCAAGTGTTGGAAACCTTGTCTATTTTGTGCTGTCCTATTCCGCATATGCAAACGGAACGTCCAAAATGCGCCTGTATATCAACGGAGCATTGGTTGCGTGGAAAAATGATTGCGAGCTCTTTGATCGGAGAAAATACAATATCGTCATTGGCGCACTTGCTTCCAGTATAACACAGGGACTAGTCGGGAGCATTGACGAGTTCATGGTGCAGGAAGGGAATGCATTGTTTTCCCCGTCCAAGGTTCCGGCTGTCACGGAAAACATGGTTTCATTTCTCCCGTTCGACAGTTCGCCGACACAGGACACACAGGGGAATTCCTGGACAGCGTGGAATTCGCCAACCATATCGGCCGCGAATTCTGCGACAGGGAACGCCTTGCAGCTGGAAAGCCATGTTACCTGCAACTATGAGACCGGACAGTACGTGTCCATGGACGGCGGGATTACGCTTGGCGGGCAGAACTTCACGATTTGCGGATGGTCTTTTATGTCCAGCAATATCGGCGATTATGCGCGACTTTTTTCCATTTTCAACTCGTATGGCACAAATGGCTCCGGGGCCATCGTCCTGCACAGGGGCGGCAACGGGTTTTACTTGATCTACAACGGAACGTCCAGCCAGACTTCCATGGCCGTCAAGGGAACGCTCTTCCATTTTGAAATTGACTACGACCACAGCAACAAGTTCTTGTCATTTTATATCAATGGGCGTTTTATTGACGCAATATCCGCGAATATCCCGCAGACTCACTACAACTATGTTTTCCTGGGCAGGGCAAACTACAAGGCAAGCGACACCTATTATTACGAGGGGACGATCGACAATTTCTGCATCTATGACGGCATCATGCTGCACCCGACCATGTTTGCCCCTCCGTCCCAAAACCATTACGAGACCATACAATTCTTTGCAGACGCAAAAAGAAGAGTCCGGGATCCACAGAGCGAATGGAAATATACGAACTACGGAACTGCGGATCTTCTTTTGACGGGCATGGGACAAACGTTGCAGGTAGACACAACAAAAAGCATTTTCGAGGAAGCCTTCTATCAGAATTCGCGATCAAAATGCTTTGATATTCCTGTATCAAACGAAATTTGGATGAAGTTTGACGTGTATTTCAGCAGCAGTTACAGGTGGCGGGCGTACAATGAAGGAACCAATGGGGCTACAGGCATAACGGCGCAGACAACAGGCGAGATAGCCATGTTCTCCAACGACACAAATGTCCAGCAACCGATTGGGACAGCAAAAGCCTACCAGCTGCAAACGTTCCTTCTGCATATGAAAGCGGGGACAACCGATGGAATCATTGAGGCATTCACAGCGGACGAAGGACTGTTGTACGTATATACAGGAAACGTCAACCAAGGACAGGATTTTACGGACATCTATTTGCAGTGCGATGGTAGCGGTGGAACCCTTTTTTCGAACGTCATTATCTCCAATAGGGAAATAGAGCTGGATGAGCGTGCTGCATACAGCGGGGACATCGTGGCATATTTTGATGCAGAGAGAACCCTTGGCATCGATACCAGCTTCCTTGCCGATGCAGAGCGCGTCCTGCAGGTAGGCTCCGTGTCGTTCACGGCGGACATGGAACGCGATTTGCAAACGATGGTGCAGTTTGATGCAGACACGGCTGTCAGGAAATTGTTGGATGTCCCATGGCTGGATTTTGACGCAGTGCGCGAACTATATCTCTCAGGAAATGGAACATTTGATATTGAACGAGAACTGGAGACATGCGCTTCATTCCATGCGGACACTGTACGAAAACTCCCATACCGCATTGTCATTAACCAGAACACCAGCGGAAGGATTATTCTGGCCCCGCTAAGGAGGCAGCAGTAACATGAGCGAGCAGGAAGAACAGGGCGGCATCAAGTCTTTAACGATTTCCATTTCAGAGCAGCAGCTGACCGACCGGATTGAGATTGTCCATGCCGGGGACGCAGAGATTATGCAGGTCATTGAAGGGGAGTTTTACGACTACAGGTTCACGGTGCGCATCGAGGAGATTTCCTCTACTGGAATCCTGCAAACATGCCAGTGCTGCAGCGATGTGGATGAGCTGCTCTATACGCAGCTGGATTATACGATTCCAAAGAACAAGTTTGAATGGAATCCTGAATACCTGGATTACTTGGCTACTTGCGTCAGCGGGCGTCCCAGCTACAAGTACCGCAATGAGGCAAAAAGGATACAGGAAATCCACAAGAAATATGGGAACAACTTGCAAGCGTATCCCACAACGTCAGCCTTGCAGCATATAACATCCATTGCGAACCACCTGGGAAAAAATTTGATGTACCATGCAGACAACTGGATCTCAACGCTGGAAACGACACAAAACGGCGGAAAGACGTACGCAGTTTTGGTGAACGAGCTTTTCGGATGGACTTCGAGAATCCCGACACGGATGATAAACTGCTGGATTCGCGGCGACACGATTTTTGTTTTTCAGCGCGGCCACGAGGTGAACACGGTCGACTTGTCAGAGTTCAAAACGTCTGTCCCGACAATCACCAGGAAAATTGTTCGTACAACC